TAAAGAAGCAGACGTTGAGACTTGGTGCGATCCTCGTATCAGAGTCGGTCACGAGAAGACAAGGGTTATCTAATGAATAGCGGAACCTTATATAACTTATACTATGACAATGAGGTACTTTATCAGTGCCTCACCGAGGATGAGTTGGGTGAAGTTCTACAAGATCTTGCTGACCGCTTTTTCTCGGACTCAGTAAACAATATAGACCCAGACAAAATTGATGTACAACCACAACGGAGATAGTAATGCCCGTCAAGACTAAATCAGGACAATTCGGATCGTTTCAATTTGTAGAGACTACCCCGAAAAAAACTCGTCAAGGAAGAGGCAAGCATACAAAATATGCCGCAACCTCTCGAAATAAAGCACCAAAGAGATACAAAGGTCAAGGTAGATGAAGTCAGAAGACATAACCGCCGCAATCGCTCGTTTCCCTAAGGAATACCGAGAAATGATGGGCGGCAAACTATCTAAAAGACAATTAGAATTGCTAGATGGAGCAGATATAAAGTCACACGAAGGAATGATATTTGGTCAAATGTATGCTGACTGGAAGTTAAGAAAAGGGTATTGGTCGGAAACCGTATAAATATAGTACGACCAACCCCCTCGAACTCATGGATATTTGGGTAAACCCTGATTATACTGCTAAAGATAGCGGTCTCTTAACTGAAACAGATTCAGATAAGTTATTGGATAAGACTGCTAAACGCAATCGAAATTTACGTAAAGAGGAACTATATGATCCTACTGAAGTAGGAACTGATTGGTAAGTCGCTAAATAATAATTAATAATTAATAAATATCATGCCTCTAGAGCGGTCCAGCATTGGATTTAAAGATATTAGTTTGTCTTTAAAAAGGAATCCCATTACTAAAGACCTTTTGGTACTTAAGAATGAGTCTGCCATTGCACGTTCTGTTCAAAATCTTGTACTTACTATACAAGGTGAAAAAATATTTGATCCTGATCTTGGTTGTGCAATTAACAGACTCCTTTTTGAGACAATTGACTCCTTTACGGCAGATAACTTAAGAAGAGAGATTGAAGCTGTAATAGAAAATTATGAACCACGAGTAGAGATAGATACAGTCACCGTAGAACCCGATTTTAGAGGTAATGCAATGAATGTGACAGTAATTTATCTAATAATTGGAATTGATGCTCAACCGCAACAGTTAGAATTCGTGTTGCTTCCTACTAGGTAAATAATGGCGTTAGTAAATTTTTCAAATTTAGATTTTGACCAGATAAAAAGTCAAATTAAGAGTTATCTACGTACAAATAGTGACTTTACAGACTTTGATTTTGATGGATCGAACTTTTCTATCCTTCTGGACACTTTAGCATACAATACTTACATCTCTTCCTATAATGCTAACATGTTAGCGAATGAGGTGTTCATTGATGCGGCGACTTTAAGAGAAAATGTCGTCTCATTAGCAAGAAATGTTGGTTATATACCCAGATCACCTATATCAGCTAAGGCAAAAATATCATTTTTTGTATCTACAGCAAATTTAGGTACTAATCCTATTACTTTAACTCTTAGAAAGGGTATTGTATGTACTAGTTCATCTAATTTTGGTACTCAATCCTTTACTTTCTCCATCCCAGAGGATATAACAGTCCCTGTATCGGGTGGAATTGCTACTTTTTCAGGACTTGAAGTTTATGAGGGTATATACCTTACCGAATCCTTTACATATGACAGTTTAAACAAGGATCAGAGGTTCATTCTCAATAACAACGCTATAGATACCACCTTATTGAGAATAGACGTAAGAGAATCGAAGACAAGTTCCATTAGTAGGAAGTATAAGTACGTCAATAACATCACTGAAGTTGATGCAACTCAAGATATCTTCTTTTTGAATGAAATTCAAGACCAAAAATATGAAATATTCTTTGGTGATGGTGTTTTTGGACGTAAATTACAAGATGGTAACTATATTATTTGCTCTTATATTACTACATCAGCACAAGATGCTAATGGAGTGTCTGAATTTACCTTTGTAGGACGATTATTTGATAATAATGGCAACTCTGTTAAGGTATCTTCTCCAATTGTAACTGTTGATGAGTCATCAGGTGGTGGTACTGCCATTGAAACTATCTCTTCTATTAAGAAATTTGCTCCTAGAGTCTATGCTTCTCAGAATAGAGCAGTTACTGCTACTGATTATGAGACTATTCTACCTCAAATATTCCCAGAAACTGAATCTGTATCAGTTTTTGGTGGTGAAGAATTAAGTCCACCTCAATTTGGTAAGGTTTATATTACGGTTAAACCCAGAAATGGTACATATTTACCAAATAATATCAAAGATAATCTAAAAATTGCTCTGAAAAAGTATGCAGTTGCAGGAATTATCCCAGAATTTATTGATTTGAAGTACCTTTACATCGAATATCAGTCTGCAATCTATTATAATTCTAATAGTGGTGACTCAGCAACACTGAAGAAGACAATTTCTACTAATATTGATAAATATGCTAAGTCTACAGACTTAAATAAGTATGGTTCAAGGTTTAAATACAGTAAATTCCTTAAACTGATTGATGATTCAGGTAGTGCAATTACTTCAAACATTACAAATGTGCAAATTAGAAGAGATCTTAGAGTCTTAATGAACCAATTTGCAGAATATGAAGTTTGTTTTGGTAATGAATTTCATATTAAGAACACTGCAGGATTCAATATTAAGACTTCTGGTGTTGGTATTAGTGGTTTAACAGGAACCATTTACTTTACTGATGTACCTAATTCAGACTTTTTAACAGGAACTATGGTTATGATTAGACTTGATGCTAAACAACAACCTGTAGTTGTCCGAAAGAATGTAGGTACTATCGACTACATAAAGGGTGAAATTTTAATTAACGCAGTTAATATTATATCTACTGCTAAAAAAGTGTCTGGCGATGAAATTATTGAATTCTCTGCCATACCAAAGTCCAATGACATTATTGGTAAACAAGATTTATACTTACAAATAAGTGATGGATCTTCTTCATTAACAATGGTTCCCGATTCAATTGCTTCTGGAGCAGAGCTCTCAGGATCAGGATATATAGTATCGTCTAGCTACCTTAACGGGGATTACGTAAGACTATAGGAATATGCACAATAGAGTAAAGGTCCGTCATTTAGTACAGGATCATCTTCCCAATTTTGTAAAAGATAATTTCCCTGAATTTCAGGAATTTCTTAGGTCTTACTATGGATCGCTGGAGTCTCCTGGTGGTCCTACTGATATTCTTAACAATATTGATCAATATGTAAGATTAGAGAATTTATCTGAATTAGTCTATACAACAAATACTACATCTAGTAGTGATCTGTTCTCTGATACTATAGAAGTAGAGAATACACAAGGATTTCCTGCCAATAATGGTTTAATACAAATTGACAGTGAAATTATTAGTTATGAATCAAAGACTGATGTCTCTTTTGTCAATTGTTCTAGAGGATTCAGTGGAATAACTTCTTACAAGGGACAAGAAGACGATAGTCTTATTTTTAGTCAAACAGGGGTGTCTACACACGCCTCTAGTGCGGTTGTTTATAATTTACATGCATTATTCCTATTTGAGTTTTATAAGAAGTTTAAGAGGCAATATACACCTGGTTTTGAAGAAGTTAAATTCTTTGATGAAGTAAATGAAAAGAATATTGTATCTAGATTAAAGGATTTTTATTCTTCTAAAGGTTCTACGTCATCTTTTGATATACTTTTTAAAGTAATATTTGGTGTTGATGTATCAATTGTCAAACCAAGGGACTTTTTACTGCAAGCATCAGATGCAGATTATAGAATTGTTAGAGATTTAGTTGTTAAGGAATTAGATGGAGATCCAAAGGACTTAGTAAATAGAACTCTGTTCCAAGATGAGACATCTAATCTTGTAAAGGCAACTGGTTCTATTACTTCAGTAGAAGAAATAATTAAGGATGGAATATCATATTTTAGATTAAGTTTAGACTATAATCCAGATCTTGAACAGTTTAAATTCTCAGTACATCCTAAAACTAAAATTACTGCAGCAGTAGGTTTAAATCAGGTTTGGATAGATGTTGATTCTACTATTAGTTTCCCTGATTCTGGTACTTTAAGTGTAGTTGTAAGTGGAGTTACTTATGAAATTCCATATACATCTAAATCATCTACTCAGTTCTTTGGTTTAAGTGCTCCACTTCCTATCCCTGTTGATACAGTTGTTGAGACACCAGATTTTGCATATGCTATTAATTCTGATGGAGAAGAGATAAAAGTAAAGATAAGTGGTGTTCTTGGTCAATTATCTTTTGATAGAGAGGCATCTAACTATTATCAAGAAGGAGATCAGGTAGAAATTGTCTCTCTTGGTCATGATTCTGAAGATCAAATTCTTAAGAGTTGGATTTTAAATATCACTCCAGAATATGATGTTGCTGGATTAATAAAACTAACAAATAATATTAATGGTGCTGCTCAGTATAGAGTAGAGGTATTTGATTCTCATATCTTTACTTTAGGTGATATTGGTACACTAACTGCTAATGATGGTACTGTTTATGAGGTTAGTGTTCTTGGTGTTGCAGATGATAAAAGTTTTGATGTTAACTTACCTGCTAATATACCCCTAGTAAATGTAAAATATATTATCAGAAGAGGTATATCAAAAGTTGCTGCTGTTAATCTTCCAGAATTAGCAAATATGTCTGCAAATATGCAGAACATGTATATTAATGACGATGGAGATACATTTGCAGTATCACCATCTTTACCAGATTACTTTAATACTCCAATAGATCCAAGACCACTATCAATGTTGTTTAGTGGACAGTTTAATGGTGATCAATTAGTTATTGGATCAAACCCATTCTTTACTGGTGATCCTGTTTGGTATAGTGCTAATAATAATATTCCACTCAATATAGCTGAAGGACAATATTTCATTAAAAAGGTCAATGCAAGTACAATTAGTCTTGCTACCAGTAAATCAAATATTAGAAATGGTATTTTTATAAGTGTTTTTGGTACAGTAACAAATAACAAACTTGAATTACTTGATTTTAGAGGAAAATCTCTTAAAAGACAGGATCTTGTTAGAAAATTTAGTGAACCAAAATTAGGTGGTATACAAGTTGATACAGCAGCTGGACAAACTGGTATGTTTGTTAATGGAGTTGAATTAACAAACTATAAATCTAGTGATTTAGTATATTATGGTCAAATTGATGAAATTGAAGTTACTTCATCAGGAGATTCTAATTATGATGTAATTAATCCACCAGCATTGCATATTGAAGATGGTGTTGGAGCAGGAACTACCAATATTGGTATTGGTGCTACTGGTGTTTGTAATATTAATGGATCTTTAAAGAGAATTGACGTAATTGAGACTGGATTTGACTATACTATAATTCCAAAAGTAACTATTACTGGTGGACAGGGTACAGGTGCTGAAGCTAAGTGTAGTGTATCTGATATTACTCATAAAGTCACTTTTAACGCAGGTTCAGAATATATTGACGTAGATCTTGATAATAATACAATTGGTTTTGCTACTTATCATAAATTAAGACCTCAAGAGCAAATTATATACAAATCTGGGGATCAGATGGCTTTAGGTGGATTGGTTAATCAATCAATTTACTTTGCTAGTCTTGTTGATGCAACATCTATTAAACTTCATAATACTTTAGATGATGCTATTGTTGGAATTAATACAGTAGGAATAACCACATTTGGTTCTGGTTTACAGACTATAGAAGCGTTTGAGAAAAAGAAGGTTATATCTTCCATTGAAGTAACTAACGCTGGATATGATTATAGGAATAAAACTCTTTACTTCAAACCAAGTAAGGTAGATACATTTG